GCAGGGCAGTGGTGGAAGGCGTGTTTTTTGAGTTGGCATGCACGGATTGCAACGGGTCAGGTTGGGTTGTTGAAGGTTCCAGGTTGGTGCTTTCACTGGAGCACCTGGTGACCCAGCTCAGCTTCAAACTGCAAGCGGCAGAGCAAGAAATAAAACAGATGAAAAGGCCTAGCGTGATGCAAGGGCCGGAGCAGCATTACCAAGGTTCCAACCGGCGCGGCGCGGGCGGATCCAACTTCACTGGGGATTGAGCGGCACATGAAAAAACGAACCTACACGGACAAGCCCTTGGGTGATACCGAGTACATGCTTGAGCAATGGGGGTGGTGGCGCATGGATGGGATGGGGATACCGCGTTACGTCTCGCCTCTGTTTGCGCTCATGCGTGATCACGTACCTTCGGAAGGAGGCGTGAAGCAGTACGTCATTACCGATGAACTGGCCCTCGCGGTGGATGGTGCCTTGGCACGTCTGACCAAGCGTGATCAGCAGATGGGCGACTTCCTTTGGCTGTATTTCGGAGCCAAATGGCCTGCCCTCCGTGTGGCCCGAGAAAGCAAGATAAGCGAAGCCAAAGCACGCGAGCTGATCAAGGCCGGAGTCGCTTGGATTGACTGCGCACTGGAGCAGGTGAGAGAAGCAGCTTAAAAAGTTCTTTCCGCGCGGATAAAGACCTGTTTCTATAGCAGCGTGTCCAGCTTGCAACGCAATGTGACACTGACGAACCCCGGCCAACGAGTCGGGGTTTTTCGTTTGTGCGCCTCGGCATATGCCGGGGCGTTTTACTTTGCACTCCCGATTCGGGAGGAATCGAGATGCAGACCATGCCCCCTGAAAAGGATCCGACCTTCTGGGTCATGCTTGCGGCCGCCTTGCGTGACCACGGCATGCCCGCCGCTTTGGCAACCATCCTCAGTTACCTGCGAATCCTCTACGACGACAAAGAGCCCCGCTGGGATCGCCGCCTGCTCGAGGCTGCGCTAGGTGGTGTGCTGGTCTTTATGGTCGGCATCGGGGCGGAGAAATTTGGCATGACCGGGGGTTATGCCTACGCCGTTGCTGGCTTCGTCGGAGTGCTGGGTGTGGAGCAGGTTCGCCAGATGGGCCGTCGCTGGGCCGAGCGCAAGGTTGATACACCATGACAGCCAGGCCACTTTTGGCAATCATGACTGTTTTAGCTGCGTTCGCACTGCAAATAGACATGGCTCCTTACGAAGCCAAGTCCAACCTGGTTACTTTAACCCCAAGGGTCGTTAGCGACTGTTGGGTTCTTGAGTCTCTCGCAACCGCTCGAGATGACAGATTTGACGACTGATCGAATTGGTTAATCCAAAGCTCATCTCAGACATGAGGTCGCTTTCCCCGCCCGGATGTCTTAGGTATGCCGAGCTGTAGTAAATCTCTGCCAGCCTGGATATACGGTCTGCTTTTTCAGAAATGTATCCATCTTCGCCTTTCAGGTCTATGCACAGCTGTTTCACTGTGCGAAGTGCCGAAGGGTCTTTACCAGGAAGGCTATATTGGCGGAAAGCGCCTTCTAGTTTCTTCAGTTTTTCACGCAGACGTTGAGTGTTTTTCATGTCCATTGAATGTCATCTTCCTCCAAAGGCCAAACGGGTTTCGCTGATATGGGTCAGCGCAATGCGAGGCGATGGTACCCCAGGAAATCCAGAGCGGTTGATTAATCTTTATTTCAACGATGACGGCGTGCTGATGGCGTGTTTCGATCCCTTAAACGGGCCGGCAGACGTTTTCCATGCCGGTGCCTGCTCTGGGATGAATGCCGATGATAGACCTCAAGGTTGATATCGATAAGGCCTCACTGGCCCGCGAACTCTCAGACATCCAGAAGCGGCAGATCCCGTTCGCACAGATCCTCGCCCAGACCCGGCTAGCCCAGCAGATCAAGGCGGGCATGCTGGAAGTGATGAAGCAGCGCATCGACCGGCCCACGCCGACCACGATGCGCAGCTTGTTCGTTCAGGCGGCCACCAAGAACCGCCCGGCCAGGGTCTATTTCAAGGACGCTTGGACCTCGGGCATTCCTGCCGATGCCTACCTGCAGCAGGCCGTCCAGGGTGGGCAGCGGCCCCACAAGCGGTTCGAGAAGTCGCTGATCGCCAAGGGGCTGATGAAGTCCGGGCAGTACGCGGTGCCGGTCAACGACCTGCTCAACCAGTACGGCAACGTTTCGCGCGGCACCATGACTCGCATCCTGTCGGGTCTGGGTGCTGCTGAGTCGGCAAGTGGCTTCCAGGCCAATGCCACCGGCAGCAAGCGCAGCCAGCGTAAGGGCAATGCCAAGCGCTACTTCACCGGCACGGTCAACGATGAGCAGGGTATATGGGAGCGCAAAGACACCGCTTTCGGTGAAGCGGCCAAGCCTGTCTTCCTGTTCACCGACAGCGCGCCGTCCTACCGCGTGATCTTCCCGTTCTTCAAGATCGCCTCGAACATCGCCAAGGCCCACGGCCCGACTGTGCTCGATCGCGCCCTGCGTGATGCCATCCTGACCGCTCGAACCTGACCGTTTTCACGTCGATACGCTGGAGGCCACGTATTCCGTGGCTTGCAGGGGTGAGGGGGTAGGGCGAGGGGATCGATTCTGTCGATTTTGGTCGATTTTTGACCATTTTCGATGGGTCCTCCCGAGGGTACCGGGGGTAGGGGGTAATTCGGGCCCCGCCTTTTCGCTATGTATGACCCAAATTCGGAGGTTGGTTGTTGTTTAGTCCATGACGAATCCCACGATCACTCGTCAGCCGTTCTGGCTGAACAAAAAACGCATGGCTGAAAGCCTCGGTATTTCGGTTCAGGCCTTTGATAAATGGGGCGTTGAGCCGGTACAGAAGATCGGCCGCGAGTCCTTCTACGATGTCCGTTCGGTGCTCGAGAACCGCCTGCAGCACCAAAGCGGCAAACAACAACCTACCAGTGACGACATCGACCCCCTGGCCGAAGCCAAGCTGCTGCAAGAGCGGCTTCGGCTTACCCGCGAGCAGGCGGACGCCCAGGCGATGCGAAACGAGGTCAAGCGCCGCGACTTGGTGCCCGCCGAATTCATGACGTTCGCTATCAGCCGACTGGTAAGCCTGATCGGCTCAACCCTCGACACCGTGCATACCAAGGTCAAGCGAAAGCACCCTGACATCGAGGCTCGACACCTTGAGGCGGTGCAGCGTGAGGTGGCCGTTACGCGTAACGAAGCCGCAAGCCTGGATAAGCGCCTCCCGGAGATTCTTGATGAGTTCCTTTCAGCCATGGATGACGAATCTGGCTAACGCTGTGCGCGTTGGTCTGACGGCGTTGTTCAAAGAGCCGCCCATGACCGTGGTGGAATGGGCGGACAAGCATTTTTACCTGTCCTCTGAATCGTCCTACCAAGAGGGCCGCTGGACCACAGCCCCGTTTCAGGTGGCCATCCTCAACGCGATGGGCAATGACCTGATCCGCGAAGTCAACTTCGTGAAATCGGCTCGTCTCGGGTACACCAAGATGCTCATGGCATTCATCGGGTACCTGGTGCAGCACAAGAAGCGCAACGTGCTCATGTACTGCCCGACTGAGGGTGACGCCGAAGGCGTCATGAAGCGACACATCGAAGGGATGATCCGCGACGTGCCGGTCGTCTTGGACCTGGCCCCGTGGTACGGCATGAAGCATCGCGACAACACCCTTGAAGCCAAATGCTTCGTCAACCGCAAGATGCTGTGGTGCCTGGGTGGCAAGGCCGCCCGCAACTACCGTGAGAAAAGCCCGGATACCGTCATTTACGACGAGCTGTCGAAGTTCGACGAGGACATCGAAGGCGAGGGTGCGCCCACGTTCCTGGGGGACAAGCGCCTGGAAGGGGCCACGTTCAAGAAGTCGATCCGGGGATCGACGCCGACCGATTCTGAGAAGTGCCAGATATCCCGAGCCGCGATCGAGTCACCGCACGACCTGCGGTTCAATATCAAGGCGCCTTGCTGCGGTACCGAGCTGGTCCTGCAATGGGGTGGCAGAGAAGACCCGTTCGGTATCAAGTGGCGGCTCAACGAGCGCCAAGAGGTCGAGGCCGCCTGGTACCTGTGTCCGCACTGCCACGGCGGCACGTTCGAGTATCACGAAATGGTCACCGCTGCTGCTGAAACGGGCCGGTGGGTCTGTGAGCGCTCCGGCATCTGGACGCGCGACAGCATGGCGTGGTTCGACGCCGGAGGAGAGCCAACGGTAACGCCCCGATCGGTGACGTTCAGCGTGTGGACCGGTTATTCGACGTTCACCACCTGGATCGAAATCGCGACTGACTTCGTCAAGGTCGGCAAGGACCGGGGCAAGCTGAAAACCTTCATTAACACCACGCTTGGCCAGGTGTGGGAAGAGGATCAAGGCGAAAAGCTGGACTGGGAGCAGCTGCGCGATCGTCGAGAGACGTTCACCGAGCTGCCGGCCCGAGCTGTCGCCTTGTTCGGCGGTATCGATACACAGGACGACCGCTACGAGGGCCGGGTATGGGCCTACGGTGCCGGCGAAGAGGCCTGGCTGGTACATCGCTTCATCCTCACCGGCGATCCGGCGAGCGTTGAGCTGCGCCGCAAGGTGGGCCGCGAGCTGCATCGCCAGTTCAAACGGGCGGACGGCACGGTGATGCGCGTAGAGCGGTGGTGCTGGGACTCCGGCGGCCACTACTCCGACGAGGTCCGCGCCGAGAGCCGCAAGCACGGTGTGCAATGGGTAATTCCGATCTTCGGGGCTAGCACCTATGGCAAACCGATCGCCAACTTCCCACGCAAGAAGGACAAGCGCAGCAAGGTCTATCTGACCGAAGTCGGCACCGACAACGCCAAGGAGCTGATCTACAGCCGACTCAAGCTGCAGCCGGATGGGCCTCGGCCAGTGCCTGGTTGTGTCCATCTGCCTGCCGACGAGTTGATCTGCGACGAAAACGAACTGCAGCAGCTGACCAGCGAGCGCAAAAAGTGGGTGGTGATCAAGGGTCGACGCGTCATGCGTTGGGATGCCGGCGGCCGCCGTAACGAAGCACTCGACTGCGCTGTATATGCGTTGGCCGCGCTGCGAATCAGTCAGCAGCGGTTCGGCCTGGACCTGGACCTGCTGGCCAGCCAGAACCCTGACACCGGCGTTTGGGAAGTAGCCCAGGACGACGAATCGGTACCCGCGTCTGAATCCGAATCAAGCATGGCCCCGATCGAACCGGCGGCCGAACCCATTCAAACATCAGAACCCCAAGTGCCGGCAGACGGTGGCTTCCTGGGTGGAGGTAGGTCATGGCTGTAGACCCTCAAACAATGCTGGACCTGTATCTGCAGGCCGAGTGTGACGTTCTGGCGGGCAAGGACACCCAGTTCAACGGGCGCCGCGTGGTGATGGCGGACCTTCCTCAGATCATCGAGGGCCGCAAAGAGTGGGAGCGCCGCGTGGCAGCTTCCCAGGGGCGCACAGGGTTCGCTCTGGCGACCTTCCAGTGAACAAGGTCGACCGAATCCTGGAGCCTGTCTTTCCCGGGTGGGTAGCCCGACGGTTGGGCGCCCGTCACGTAATCCAGGCTTATGAGGCGGCAGACATCACCCGCACCCACAAGGCCAAGCGACAGACCCGCAGTGCGGATTCGTCGCTGCAGCGCGACGCCCGCTCGATGCGAGAGCAGTGCCGCAAGCTGGACGAGGACCACGACCTGGTCATCGGCCTGCTGGATCGGCTGGAGGAGCGCGTGGTGGGTGGCCCTGGCATCGCGGTGGAACCGCTGCCGCTGGACTATGCCGGCAACATCCACGCGGAGTTCGCCGCGCAGATCAAGGCAAGCTGGGCCGAGTGGTCGCTGACGCCGGAGGTATCGGGCGAACTTACCCGACCGCAGGTTGAGCGGCTGGTGTGCAGGACCTGGCTGCGTGATGGCGAGGCATTGGCTCAAATGGTCATGGGGCGGGTGAGCGGCTATGACCACCTGCACAAGGTGCCGTTTGCTCTAGAACTGCTGGAACCGGACTACCTGCCTTGGGAATACAACGACCTGTCCAAAGGCATCGCCCAGGGCATTGAGCGCAGCGAATGGCGGCGGGTCAAGGCCTATCACGTCTACAAGCGGCACCCGGGCGATTTGTTGGTGCATGGCCTGGCCCAGAACACCAAACGGGTGCCAGCCGAACGGATGCTGCACATTGCCCACCGCAAGCGGATTGGCCAGAACCGTGGCCAGCCGCTGCTGCACGGTGTGCTGATTCGCCTGGCGGACATCAAGGATTACGAGGAAAGCGAGCGAGTCGCCGCGAGAATCAGTGCGGCGCTAGGCATGTATATCAAGAAGGGGTCGCCCGACGACTACACCCCTTTGCCAAACACACAGAAAGAGCGGTCGATCCCGATTCAGCCCGGGATGGTCTTCGACGGTCTTCGCCAAGGCGAAGAAGTCGGGATGATCGAAAGCAACCGGCCCAACACCTTTCTCGAACCCTTCCGTAACGGCCAGTTGAAGGCGGTAGCGGCTGGCACGCGCGGTACCTTTTCCAGCGTGGCCCGTAGCTATGACGGTACCTATTCGGCGCAGCGTCAGGAGCTGGTCGAGGGGCAGCAAGGGTACGACCTGCTGCAGCACGAGTTCATCGACTACTGGTGCCGCCCCGTGTACCGGCAATGGCTGCAGATGGCGATTGTCAGCGGTGCGCTCAAGGTGCCGAAAGGCGTGGACCCCGACACCGTCTACTCGGCGGTTTATCAGGGGCCGGTCATGCCCTGGATCAACCCGATCCATGAGGCTAATGCTTGGAAGATCCTTTGCGAGGCGGGCTTTGCCGATGAGGCCGAAGTCGCCCGGGCCAGGCAGCGAAACCCTGCAGAGCTCAAGCGATCGCGCATCGGCGAGGTCGCAGCAAACCGGGCGGCCGGGCTGGTGTTCAGCTCCGACGCCTTCCACCAGTTTTACGGAAAATTAGCCAATGCACTTACCGGAAAAAAGCCCTCTGATGCGGCCCCGGGCGTCGATCAGCCCGACGAATAAGCCTGATGAAAGTTGGTACTCCATCCGCGCTGCTGCGCGTGGCGTGGCCGAAGTCATGCTGTACGACGACATCGGCGCCTGGGGCATCTCGGCGCGGCAGTTTGCCCGCGACCTGGCGGCCCTGGGTGACGTGTCACAGATCAACCTGCGGATCCACTCAGGCGGTGGTGACGTGATGGATGGCACCGCCATGTACAACATCCTGCGCGGGCACTCTGCCCGCGTGGACGTATACATCGACGGCATGGCGGCGTCGATGGCCAGCGTGGTGGCAATGGCGGGCGATCGGATCTACATGCCGGCCAACGCCATGATGATGATTCACAAGCCTTGGGGTGGCCAGATCGGCGACGCCGACGACCTGCGTGAGTACGCCGACCTGCTGGACAAGGTCGAGGGCACCTTGGTCAAGGCCTACGCCCGCAAGTCCGGCAAGAGCGAGGACGAAATTAAGGGCCTGCTCAAGCTCACCACTTGGATGGATGGCAACGAAGCGGTGGCGGCCGGCTTCGCAGACGAGGTTCTGGACCCGATCAAGGCCGCCGCACAACTCAACTCGAAACGTCTAGAGGAATACACCCACATGCCCCCTTCGATGCGCGCCCTGATCAATCCGCGTGGCTCGGTCGTGATCCCACCGGAGCCAACCCCGGATCCGACACCAAAGCCTACTCCCCAGGCCCTGACGCCTGCGCAAATCCGCGCCCAGGTCCTGGAGGCTGACACCGCGCGCCGTACCAGCATCGCCGCCGCCTTCGGTGGCTTCTCGGTGGGTCATGCCGAGCTGCTGCGCACTTGCCAGGACGATGTCGACTGTACCGTCGCCCAGGCCAGCGAGAAACTGCTGGCTGCGCTGGGCGCCGGATCCGCGCCGGTCAATGCGCCGACCACCCGCCACCCTGGCCACGTTACCAACGGCAACCTGGTAGGCGACTCGGTGCGTGCCTCGCTGTCCGCGCGTGTAGGTCATGCGCAGATGGAGAATGACAACCCGTACAACTACATGCGCATGTTCGAACTGGCCCGTGCCTCGCTGACCGATCGCGGCATCAACGTGTCGGCGCATAGCCCCATGGTCATGGTCGGCATGGCGTTTACTCATGATTCCAGCGACTTCGGTAACATTCTGCTGGACGTGGCCAACAAGTCGGTACTGGCCGGCTGGCAGGGTGCTGCAGAGACCTACGACCGGTGGACCAAGAAAGGTCGCCTGAGCGACTTCAAGCCGGCCATGCGGGTAGGTATGGGTGAATTCAGCACCCTGCGCGAGGTTCGCCCCGGGGCCGCCTATCAATACGTGACGGTCGGCGATCGCGGCGAGCAGATCGTGCTGGCCACTTACGGCGAAATGTTCAGCATCACCCGCCAGGCGATCATCAACGACGACCTGGCCATGCTGACCGACGTGCCCCGCCTGATGGGCGAGGCTGCCAAGGGCACCATTGGCGACTTAGTCTATGGCGTGCTGACCAAGAACGCGCCTATGCGCGACCAGAAAGCCCTGTTCCACGCGGACCGCAAGAACCTGCACAAGGGTTCCGAGACTGCCCTGAGCATTCGCGCCTTGAGCGCCGCGAAGGCGGCCATGGCGTTGCAGAAAAGCCAGGTTGAAAAAGGGCCGGGCCGCACTCTCAACATCCGCCCTGGTTACATCCTGGTCCCGGTTGCGCTTGAGGACACGGCTCGTCAGTTGATCGCCTCTGAGTCCATGCCTGGTACTGACAGCAACTCGGGCGTCAGGAATCCACTCAAGGACTTCGCCGAGGTGATTGGCGAGCCGCGTCTGGACGATGCGTCGTCGATCGAGTGGTACATGGCGGCAAGGCAGGGCAGCGACACCGTGGAAGTAGCCTACCTGGACGGCATCGACGTGCCGTATATCGAGCAGCAGGCTGGCTTCACGGTCGACGGTGTGGCCACCAAAGTGCGCATCGACGCCGGCGTCTCGCCGCTGGACTCTCGCGGCTTGAGCAAATCCCTCGGCAAGTAAACCCGAGACCCCTCCAAACACCCCGCCCATGCGGGGTTTGTTGTTTCTGGAATAGGAGAACTGGCCATGGCCAAGAACTACGCAAGCACTGGTGAGACCGTGTCGATAACAGCCACCGCAGCCGCTGGCATTGCTGCCGGCGTACCGCTGGTGATCAATGACCTGGTGGTGATGCCACTGCAGACCGTGCCCAAAGGGGGTGTCGCTACCTGCCGCACTGTCGGTGCATGGGATCTGCCTGCAGCAGCAGGCCTCAAGCAAGGGCAGAAGGTCAGTGTTCTCGACGGCAGCCTGGTAGCACCTGCTACGGCTAATGCTGTGCCGTTCGGCAAGTTGCTGAGCGATGCAGCGAGCGGCTATGCGACTGCCTTGCTGATCCAGTAATGGCGGCGCCGTCGAGCTTTCGAGAGCGCGCTGCCAGGCGCCTGGACGGCCCCATCCTGCGACGTGTCGGCGATCGAGCCACGCTTGCCGATGGCCGTTCGGTGCTGGGCATCTTCGAAAACCCCTTCCACGATCCCCAGCTGGGCAGCAAGCGCCTGGCCTCGAGCATCAACGCCGAGGCGGCGCGCGAACCCCAGTTCAGTTTGCCGGCAGCCGATGCGGCCGGCCTGGGCAAGGGGGCTGCTCTGACCATCGAGCTGGCCCCCGAGGACGGCGGCGGGGCCTACACCGTTGTACGGCCGGAGCCGGACGGTACCGGCTGGGTAACCCTGATCCTGACGGTGAAGCATGAGCGAACAGCAGACATCACCTAGCGAGCTGACCCAGTTGCACACGGCCATGACCGAGGCCATGGCCCAGGCGCTGCCGCAGCTGCAGAACATCGAGGCCTATCCGGTGCTCGAGGCCGGCATGAAACTGCCGGCACTGTTCTATGCCATCACCGGCATGGCCCCTGGGCCGGACCCCGGCGACGGCCGCACCTGCATCGTGGCCACCTTCGAGGCCTTGATTCTGGTCGAGGAGATCCGCGAACAGGCGCCGCTGCAGGCCGCGATCCTGGCCAGCAAGCTGGTCAAGTTGCTGGACGGGCAGTATTGGGATCTGGACTTCGTCGACCAGACCCATGACGTGCAGGCCATGCCGTCGGAGATCACGCCGGAGCTGCTGAAATGCGTCGGCTGGTCTGTGCAGTGGCGGCAGGATGTCTACCTTGGCGACACCGAATGGCCGTGGCCGGACGAGCCGCCGGGGTCGCTGGTCTTCGCCTTCGATCCTCAGTCTGGACCGAGCAACGAAGGCCACTATCAGGCGCCGGAGAATCTGGCATGACCTACGCGGCGGCCCAGGCCGATCGCATGCTGGCAGGCCTGGTGATCCCCTGCTACGTCGTGGGGGTGGATCTGGCGGCCGGCAAGGTGCGCGTGTCAGACGGTGGCGACTGGACCAGCGCCTGGGTGCGCTGGCATGCCATAGCCGCCGGCAAGGCACGGCACTGGCGAGCACCAAGCCTGGGCGAGCAGGGTGCGCTGATCAGCCCGAGCGGCGAACCGGCGCAGGGTACGTTTGTGCCAGGGCTATACGGCAACGCCGGCCCCCAGCCGGACAACCGCGACCACGTCGAGGTTTGGCGCTTCGACGATGGCGGTTCGCTGGTCTACGACTGGGAGGCCAAGAGCTACACCATCACCCTACCCAGCGGCACGGTCACCACCAAGGTCGGCAGCAGTGCGGCGGTGATCACCGACGACACCATCACCGCCAAGACCGCGACAGCATCGGTCGAGGCCCAAGCGGTTACGGTCAAGGCACCGAGCATCACCCTGCAGGGCGACGTTCAAGTCGACGGCGCGTTACGCGTAACGGGCGACATCTTCGGCGGTGCAAGGATCATCGATACCGCCGGCAACACCCCCAACCACAAGCATTGAGGCAGGCATGGCTGACAGCAAGACACGCGGACCTATCAACGGGGTCGACAGCGAGACGGTGGCCACCATGGTGGTTCGGCAGATCACCGGGGAATTTGATCAGTACCGCATGCGCGATTACTGGCGTCGGCTGCTGGCCGGCGACAACGAGCCAGAGGTTATCGCTGAGGGCCTGTGCCGCGCATTGAGCGGCGGCGGCTACATCGAAGGGCCGGCGCGCAGTGTGACGATCAACCTCAACATCCAGAGCGCGGCCAAGCCCCAGGCCCTAGCCGCTGCGCTGGCTGTAGAAGTCGAAAAGGCCGTCGCCAAGCACGGCTAACCCCCCCACCAACCCTTCCAAGGCCCGCCGCGTGCGGGCCTTTTCATTGGAGCCACACATGGCCACGAAAAAGACTACTGCTGCAGAAGATCCAAGTACCACCACCGAAGCCGCACCGGCACCGGTGACGTTCCGCGACACCGTTTTCACCTCCCGCGTGCTGATCCTGCCGGACAGCATGCGCGAACTGCCCGTGCGTGCTCACCTGGTGAGCGTTGTCGAAGACGACGCCGAGGCCATGGCCTTCCTGCAGGCGCATTCGGACCTGGTGCGCGAGGGCTGACCCCATGATCGGCGTCGACCGCAACACGGGGCTGTCGCTGTCCGGGGTTGACCATCTCAAGCAGTCCATCGGCGACATCTTGACGACCCCTGTAGGGAGTCGGCGCATGCGTCCGGCTTACGGCAGCACCTTGCGCCGCTACGTCGATATGCCGGTCAACGACGGTTGGAAAAGTGCCGTGCAGGCCGAGGTTGCCCGCTCACTGGGCCGCTGGGAGCCGCGCATTAAGCTCGAGCGGGTCCAGGTGGTTTCGGTGATCGACGGACAGATCGGCCTGCGCCTGAGCGGTGAATACCTAGGCAACGCCCTTCTCGTGGAGGTCAGTGCATGATCGATCTTTCCCTGCTGCCACCACCGGACGTGGTGGAAACGCTCGAGTACGAAGCGCTGTATCAGGAAGTACTCGACAACTTTCGCGCGCAGATGGGCGACCAGTGGACGGCGTTGCTCGAGTCCGATCCGGTCGTGAAGCTGCTCGAGGTCGCGGCCTACCAGAAGATGCTCGGTCGGGCGCGCATCAACGATGCGGCCAAGTCGAGCTTGCTGGCCTATGCCAAGGGCGCCGACCTGGACAACCGCGCGGCCGACTACGAGGTCACGCGACTGACCCTCATCCCGGCCGATCCTGACGCGGTACCGCCGGTCGAGGCCGTCATGGAAAAGGACGACCCACTGCGCTACCGCACCCGGCTGTCGCTCGAAGCCCTGTCCGTTGCCGGTAGTCGCGGTGCCTACGAGTACCACGGCCTCAGTGCATCTGCGAGCGTGGGCAGCGTGTCGGTGGACTCGCCGACCTTTGTCGGGGTTGCGGTACCGGAGGCCGTGCGTGCGCAGTTGCCGGCTGGGGCCATCGTCCTGGTCTGCGATTACGATGCAGGCCTTGCCAACCCGCTGCCGGGCGACGTGTCCCTGGCTGTGCTGCCACGGCTGGACAGTCAGGAGAAGCCGCAAGCGCTGGTGGACCTGGTGCAGGCTGCGCTGTCTGCCGAGACGGTGCGACCGCTCACTGATCGACCGCGCGCCCAGCTGGGCCAGCCGGTGGACTTCAAGGTGGTGGCCACGCTCGAGCTGGACACCGGCCCGGAGCCTGCCGTGGTCAAGAAGGCTGCACAAGCCAGTCTGGACGCGGCCATTGCCAAGGCACGGAATCTGGAAGGCGAACTGTCGCTGTCGGCCATCTACGCCGCGCTGCACGTCAGCGGGGTGCAGCGCGTCGACCTGGTCCAGCCCAAGGGCGACGTGCTGAGCGATAAGCGTCACTACCCCAACTGCACCGGCATCACGCTGGATACGAAGGTGGTGACGTGAGCCTGCTACCGCCCAATGCGACCCAGCTCGAGCGCGCGCTGGAAGTGGCCTGCGACCAGAACGTCGACCCCGACATCATCCGTGGGGTGGCGGACTCGGCGCGCTGTCCGCCGAACTTCCTGCCTTGGCTTGGCTGGGCGATGAAGGTCGAAGGCTGGGAGGCGGCCAACACTGAGGACCAGCAGCGCGCCTTGATCCGCCAGGCGATACCGATCCACAAGACCAAGGGCACGGTCGGTGCTATCCGCCGGGTGCTGCGGGCGGTGAACGTCAACGCCGACCTCAAGGACTGGCGGGAGATCCCCAACGGGGTGCCGTACACCTTCCAGGTCACGGCCTGGGCCAATGAGAACCGAGGCGGTGAGGGCACGATCATTTCGCCGCAGCTCGAGCAGCGCCTGCGCGCCCTGGTCGACGCGGCCAAGAACGAGCGCAGTCACTACACCTTCCGGCTCGGGGCACGCTTCGACGGTGGCCTGTTGGCTGCCAGTGCGAGCCAGGCCTGGAGCGTTTGCCGGCGCACGGCCGAGGCGCAGCCGGTGCCGCTTGATCCTTCAGCGCAGACCCTGCAGCTGGCCAACACCACGCAAGGGCAGGCGCTGCACCGCACGACCCTGGAAGCGATGGCCGTACCGCTGCCGGTGTCGGCCCAGTCCCTGCAGTGGGCCAACGCAACCCACGCGCGCGCGGTGTCTCGAGGCTTTGCCGAGGCGCTGGGCGTACCGATCCATGTTCAGGCAAGCGTGCAGGTCGCCAATGCGGCCCGCGCCCGTATCGTCGTGCGCGGCACGATGGAGGCTGTTTTATGAGTACCCCGTTGCAACCTGTGATTACCAAGGCCGGCTTGGGGGCGGTCTGGAATGAGACCAACACCGGGCTGTCTGCGCAGATTACCCATGTCGTGCTCGGTACTGCCGGCTACACCCCCAACAACGAGCAGAAGAGCCTGCGCGCCCAGGTGGCCAAGTATCCCATTGCAGGGGGCGAGCGGCTGAGCGGCACACTGATTCACCTGACCGCGCTGGCCGACGGTAATGCGGAGTTCTGGGTACGGGAAATCGGCTTTGTACTGGCCGACGGCACACTGCTCGCGGTGTGGTCTCACCCGACCGAGATCCTGACCTACAAAGCGGCCGGCACGGATCTGCTGTTGGCCTACGACCTGTCCTTGTCGGCATTGCCGGCGGACAGCGTGACCATCGTCAGCAGCGCAGCCGGTCTTAACCTGACGCTCGCGGCTCCCCTGGCCGCCATGGCCAGTGCTCTGCTGGGCGAGCAACTACGCGGCTTGCTGCAGCGCGACGATCTCGAGGCGCTGGCAAAGCGGCAGCAGGTCAGCAGCGAGCGAGCTGCCCGCCTGATCGAGGATCTGACCAACCGAATGGGGGCAGTCGAGCAACGTCAGGTCGATGACCACGATGGCCTCTTGAGCATGGGTATTAGCGCCGCCGAGGCCTTGATCAGCGAGCAGAAGCGCGGCATTGAACGACAAGACCAGCTGACCGAATTGAGCCGACGGCAGACCAGTAACAGTGATCGCCTGGCGCTACACGGGGAACGGTTGGCGGCAGCCGAACAGCAGCATGCGACCGACCATGAAGGCGTGCGCAGCATGGGTATCAGCGCTGCCGAAGCGATCCTTTCCACACAAACACAACTGACCAAACACATCAACGGAGCGTAAGACCCATGAGTCTCGAAACCGAAATTGCAGCCTTGACCAGCAAAGCGACCTCGCTGATCGACTACTTCAACGCGCGCAAGAACTCGATCGATAGCGCAGTGGCCGCAGCCATCGCCGCCGTGCCAGAGACGACTCGTTCCTGGTACGTCGATCAGGCTGTGGGCCTGGACACCAACCCCGGTACCCGCGAAGCGCCCTTCAAGACCATCGAGAAGGCACTGAAGTCGACGCCTGCCGCCGGTACCTGTCAGGTCAACCTGCTGTCCGACTACACCATGGAAAGTCGCATCATCTCGAGCTGCGCTTACCTGTACATCTACGGTGGTTTTGCGGCGACCCAGCCCAAGCTCAAACCCAAATACAGCCAGAGCACCGAGGCCGATGGTGTCATCACCAGCCTGAGCAGCTTCTTGATGCTGTCGCAATCGTCCTCGATCGAGATCCGTAACGTCGACGTGGTGTTCCCTTCCACGGCCGGCGTTTCGCCTGCACCCACCAACACGCGCCTGTGTTCGTTGATCCGGGCCAACTCCGGATCGAGCCTGCCGCCGATCATTGGCGTTTCGCTGGAATCCCTGGCTGTAACCATGGATGCCTCTTTCTTCGGCGCTCTGGTGGGACCAAGCACCTGTGCCACCGCGCTGAACGTGTACTCCACGACGTTCCCTAGCGGGTTTGGGGGTAAATACATCGCCGGCGTCAGTTCGGGTACCGACCCGAAATCGCTGAACAACGTCCTGACCAATCTGAACGCGCTCTAAGCGAGGAAACCCATGGAAAAGCAAAACCTGACCATTGACTACGCCGGCAATTCCTATATCGGCTTCGGCTTCACGGCCTTGCCCTTTGGTGCGGCCTTGCAGGTGGCGTGCCGCCAGGTCGACCAGGCAGCTGACGCGGCGCGTCTGGCTGTGCTGGGCGACCCACTGCGCGCCTTCGAGTACCGAATCGCCGCCGAGGAAGCCCAGGCCTTCGCCGTAGCCGGCTACAAGGGTGCTGTACCAGCCACAGTCCAGGCCTGGATCGATGCCGCTGATCTTTCGCCCCAGGATGCCGCCGACAGCATCTTGGCGGAGGCGGCAGCCTGGAAAGGTGCGCTGTATGCCATCCGCGCCGCGCGCCTCAAGGGCAAGCAGCAAGCGCTCAAGGCAGGCACGCATGAAGCAGTAGAGGCGGTGACCGACGCGGCCATCGCTGCCATCAAGGCCGCCGTACAGGGAGTAGGCAACGCCGCCTGACCCGTTTTGTCGGATCAACCCCCAAGCCGCTATGCGGCTTTTTTTGTACCCCGGCCGCGCCTTTGTCGCGGCCTTGTGCTTTCTGGAGCCTTTCTATGGCTGGATTCTTTCACGGCGTCACGGTCTCGAACGTCGACACCGGGGCGCGCAGCGTTGCGCTGCCGTCTTCCTCGATCATCGGCTTGGTCGACACCTTCACCCCAGGCCCCGGTGCCTCGGGCACACCGACTGCGGCCGCCGGCGATCTGCTGCTGATCACCAACGAGCGCGAGGCGATCGCCGCCTGGGGCGCTGATGCGGCCATCACTAAGGCCTGTCAGGCGATTTTCGTCCGGGCCAAGGCGGTGATCGTCGCCTGCGGCGTGGTCAAGGGCGCCGATGCGGCCGCGCAAACCTCGGCCATCATTGGCGGGGTGCTGGCCAGCGGCAAGCGTAGCGGCCTGCAGGCGTTGCTGGACGGCAAGAGCCGCTTCAACGCCCAGCCGCGCCTGCTGATCGCGCCCAAACATAGTGCGACCCTGGCGGTGGCCACGGCCATGGATGCACTGGCCGGCAAGCTGCGCGCGGTCGCCATCATCGATGGGCCGGGCACCACGGACGAGGCCGCCATGGCCTACGCCAAGAACTTCGGTTCCAAGCGCGTCTTCATGGTCGACCCTGGCGTGCAGTACTGGGACACCACCAAGAACGCCACCGTCGACGCGCCGGGTTCTGCCTATGCCGCTGGCCTGTTCGCCTGGACCGATGCCGAATACGGCTTCTGGGCCTCGCCGTCCAACAAGGAGTTCGTCGGCATCACCGGTACCACCCGTTCGGTCGAGTTCCTGGACGGCGACGAGACCTGCCGGGCCAACCTGCTGAACAACGCCAATGTTGCGACCATCATCCGCGAGGACGGCTACCGCCTGTGGGGTAACCGCACCTTGTCGAGCGACTCCAAGTGGGCCTTCGTCACTCGCGTGCGCACCATGGACATGGTCATGGACGCGATCTTGTATGGCCACCGCTGGGCGGTCGACCGAGGCATCACCGCGACCTACGTCAAGGACGTGACCGAGGGCCTGCAGGCGTTCATGCGCGACCTCAAGAATCAGGGCGCGATCATCAACTTCGAGGTGTATGCCGATCCCGTGCTGAACACCGCGACCCAGCTTGGTGAGGGCAAGGTGTACTGGAACATCCGTTTCACCGACGTGCCGCCGGCCGAGAACCCCATCTTCCGCGTCGAGGTCACCAACCAATGGTTGGGCGAAGTCCTGGACCAATCCGCTTAAGGAGCACGCCACATGGCATTGATTCCCGAAACCCTGGCGAACACCAACCTGTTCGTCGACGGCGTCAGCTTTCAGGGCGACGTGCCCAGCCTGACCCTGCCCAAACTCACGCTCAAGACCGAGGAGCACCGTGCCGGCGGCATGGACATGGGCATCGAGCTGGACATGGGCATGGAGAAGATGGAAGCAAACTTCACCACCACCGGCGTGCGCAAGGAGTCGCTGAAGTTCTTCGGCCTGGCCGACGGTAACGCCTTCAACGGCACGTTCCGTGGCTCGTTCAAGGGCCAGCGCGGCGCGACCAAGGCGGTCGTCGTCACCTTGCGCGGCCTGCTCAAGGAACTGGACATGGGCGACTGGAAGGCAGGCGACAAGGCTGAGGTCAAGCATGGCATCGCCGTCGCCTACTACAAGCTTGAGGTCGGCGGCGAGCTGATCTACGAGATTGATCCGATCGGCATGAAGCGCGTGATCAACGGCACCGACCAGCTGGCCAGCCAGCGCTCCGACCTCGGCCTGTAACTACCCCGGCCTGTCTCGTACAGGCCCACCCTCTTTCGAAAAGGACACGTACCCATGAGCAAGCCAGCACCCAAGTATCTGAAACTGACCGCCGAAAACGTCACCGTCACTCTGACCAAACCGAGCGAGGTCAACGGTGTGAACGTGCAGACCATCACCATGCGCTCGCCTACCGTGCGCGACGTGCGCGCCTCCACGCAGACCGGCGGTGACGACGATGAGCAGCGCGAGCTGAACCTGTTCGCCTCCCTGTCCGAGGTGGGGG